AACTGTTAGCGATCTTTCAATTCGTTTAGAGCGAGCGCTTAATCCAAAGCCAAAAGTAGAAGAGATATCAAGTGATATCACCGAAGCAAATCTTGCCGCTTATGTAACACCACCAAAAGAATTACTTATTGGTCGTGGAATAACAACAGAGGCAGCCGAGTTGTACGGAATCTTGTACGACCCCCGTAAAGAGTGTTGGATTCTTCCTATTCGTAATATGGCAGGAAAATTAATGGGGTGGCAAGAAAAAGGAACGCATGGCCGTTACTTTAGAAATTACCCCACAGGTATTCAAAAAAGCCATTCATTGTTCGGCTATCAGCAATACACAGGCGGTTTGATGGTAGTAGTTGAATCACCTTTAGATGTGGCTCGTATGGCTTCTGTAGGGGTTATGGGAGGCGTTTCTACTTACGGCACCGCAGTGTCTAAAGAGCAGTTAAATGTAATTAAAGGCGCGGATCGAATCATTGTGGCCATGGATAATGACGAAGCTGGGCGAAGCGCGTCTCAAGATTTTCTTAAAAAATCTGTGGATATGTGGTTTGAGTGCTGGTTTTTTGATTATGCCAGTACCGGAATCAAGGATATTGGCGGAATGAGCAAGGCTGAGATAGTCTATGGAATAGAACACGCAAAACACGCGTTGCACGGGGAGAGGGCACTTTCATGATGACTATATTTTTAATTTTGTGTACGTGGTATGCAACTAAAATTTATTACACACGTTCCATAACGTTAAGTCTTTACGATTTAGAAAAACACGGGTTAATTCACGCCAAGTGCAGTAAATGTTCACAAAATATAATTATTCCCGAAGAACATATGCGTACTCCTTTTTATTGTTCGGTTTGCAAATGATTATTGGACTTTCTGGTTATGCACAGTCAGGCAAAGATACTGTTGCCAACATTCTTGTTGAAAACTATGGTTATAAACGTATTGCTTTTGCAGACCCTATTCGTGATCTTATTTATGAAATGGATCCGTTGATTCCCAAAGGCTACGGAAACAACATAATTAATTACCGACTACAAGACATGGTTGACACCTATGGTTGGGACAGGTTAAAAGTTGAGTTTCCAGAAGTCCGACGTTTGCTTCAAGACACCGGCGTAGGCGCTCGCAAAGTGTTTGGTGATAAATTTTGGATTTATCAAGCATTATCAGATGTAGCACCACAAGACAAAGTTGTTGTATCTGATGTACGTTTTGAAAATGAAGCTAAATGGATTCAAGAATTTAGCGGACAAATTTGGCGCATTAAACGCCTAGGAACTGATGCTACAAATGATCACGTTTCAGAATCTGAAATGGATGGTTATCCCGTAAATCAAATATTTGTAAATAATGGTTCCCTTGATGATCTTAAAGTTCTTATACAAACTAGGATGAGTTCGTATGACTTTTAAAGGAACTTTGCTTCCTTACCAACCCGAAGCAGTAAACAAGATGGTTGACCGGCATAAGGTGCTGGTTGCTTATGACCTTGGGTTGGGTAAAACCGTTCTTACAATTGCTGCAATTGAACAACTCATGGACAGCGGTGATATTAAAGAACCAGGCATGGTCATTTGTTTATCTAGCCTTAAATATCAATGGGCTAATCAAATTGAAAAATTTACTGGGGGAACTTCAAAAGCATTAGTTATTGATGGAACACCAAAAAAAAGACTTGAGCAGTATGAAGAGGCTTTTAATTGGAAAGAGTCAAAAGTTGATTACGTGATTATGAACTATGAACAAGTTGTCAACGATTGGAATTTAGTAAAAAAATTACCAAGAGGTTTTATTATTTGCGATGAAGCAACAGCAATTAAATCTTTTAGATCAAAACGATCTAAAGCAGTAAAGAAAATGGCAAACGCCCCTTTTAAGTTTGCCCTTACTGGAACACCTATTGAAAATGGTAAACCCGAAGAGTTATTTAGCATTATGCAATTTGTTGATGACTCCGTATTAGGAAGGTTTGATATCTTTGATTCAGCATTTATTGTTCGTAATAATTGGGGCGGAGTTCAGCGTTATCGTAATTTGCCTACTCTTAATGAGCGCCTTAAAGAAGCAAGTGTCCGAAAGTCACAAAAAGATTCAGACGTTGCGCCTTACCTACCAGATTCCATCCATAATGAACCGTTTCTCATCCCGCTCGATCGACGAAACGCAAAGTTATACGACAAAATTAGAAAAGACTTACTAGACGATTTAGTAGAAGCAACCGCACTGTTTGGTAATAACTTTAACATTTTTGCTCACTACGGGGTTCAAAGTGGTAGTGGTAGCGCTCAAGAGAACGAATGGCGCGGAAAGATTATGTCTAAAGTTGGGTGTTTAAAGATGCTTTGCTCCCACCCAGATCTATTAAGAACCAGTGCCAAAAAATACAATACGGTTTCGGGTGAAGGATCTTCTTATGCAAATGAATTAGTAGAGGGCGGTTACCTAGAAGGAGTAGACAAGTCACCTAAACTAAACGCTTTAATTCAATACGTTAAAGAATTTTTAGATCAAAACGAAGAAAACAAAGTAGTTATATTTGCAACGTATGTAGATATGACTGACATGATTGCCGAAGCACTGTCGGAGTACGGAACTAAAACATATACAGGGAGACTTGATGCCAAAACTAAAGAAGAAAATAAAATTGCCCTTAACACAGACCCATCTGTCCGTGTCCTCGTTAGTTCTGATGCTGGCGGGTATGGCGTTGACCTCCCAGCTGCTAATCTTCTTGTCAATTATGACTTACCTTGGTCGTCTGGCGGGGCAACACAACGCAATGGACGAATAGTCCGAGCATCATCAAAATGGCCCAGCATTGTTATTCAAGATTTTTTAGTTGAGGGTTCAATAGAAGTTCGACAGCATGAGATGTTGCAGCATAAAAACGCTGTTGCAAGCGCTGTTTTAGATGGAGAAGGTATAAATGAGGCCGGAGGAATAGACTTCAGTTTGACTAGCCTTAACCAGTTCTTGCTCAGCAAATCAGTCTAAAATTGAGGGATGCCTAACGCACCTAAGACCCCTACACGTACGATCCGTGTGGCCGATGACCTTTGGAAAAAGGTTCAGTACAAAGCGGCTAAAGAGGGCGTAACCGTAACAAGCGTGATTATTAACGCACTAGAGGAATACTCTAAAGCCGACTAGGCGTGTTTTCCTAGATTTGTCAGTCCCCTCGGGTATGGTATAGATTCCAACCACTACAGAGAGGGATCTCATGCCAGACATTAAAAGCCTTACCAATGAGGCACAGCAATACATAGCTCTTAAAGAGCAAATCAAGTTCCTAACGGAACGCCAAACCGAAATCAAAAATAGACTTAAGTCTGCTGTTGCCGAAAACGGTGAAGTAGACGGACGTGGTCATATTGTTCTTGAACTTGGTAACGATATAAAGATTACAAATCAACGTAAAGAATCTAGAGCGCTTAATGAAGAATTTGCTATTAACCTTCTTAAAGAAAAAGGCATTTACCAAGAGTGCATTAAAGTTGTAGAAGTTTTGCAAGAAGATGCAATCATGGCTGCTGTTTACAAAGATCAAATAACAGAAGCTGAAGTTGACCAAATGTTCCCAACAAAGGTAACTTACGCGTTCCTACTATGACAGAAGATTTTATAGAGCAAACGTTTGGAGATCTTTATTACCCCGGTAGTAAAAGAAAACGACGTAAAGAAAAAGTTGTAGAACCAAAATCTACAACTTGGGATTCAAATCCCCGAAGTACGTTATTACCAAACGGAAAAGAAATAGATTTGTTCACCATAGGTGCGTTGTCAGAGGCGTTAGGTCGTCCAATCATCACACTAAAGTTATGGATGAATGAAGGACACCTTCCAACATCTCCTTACCGCTTACCGACTAAAACGGATAAGAACGGCAAAGAGCGAGCTGGAAGGCGTTTGTACAGTAGATCTATGATCGATTCGGCGATCAAAGTCTTTACTAAGTTTGGCGTTTTGCACGCAAAGCGAATAGACTGGGTAAAGTACAGTAGAATTACTGACGAAATAGCCGAAGCATGGGAACAAGCCCGTGCCGAGGAAACTGCGTAAACTGCATAACTGCGAAAAGGAGAAAACCGCCCATGGGCGTAAACCAAACAGAAGCACCCGATGCAACAGCATACGGTCAAGTAGAAGACGAAGCATCGACTATTGAGGCTCGTCCAGTTCAAACAACAAGCACATCAACAGCCGTTCAATCAGGTTGGGATGCCGCTGAAAAACTAGTAACAAACTTGGCGGAATTTCCGACCGAGTACAAGCATTCTGAAACTTTTCAGTTAGTTCGTTTCATTGATCAAACTGGACCATTTGCTAACTACCGCCAGCATTTCCTTAAGGAAAAAACAGAAGGACGTCGTTCTTATGTTTGCATTGGCGACAACTGCCCTCTTTGCTTAAAGCTTGGTGACAAGCCTGAAACAAAGCGTGCGTTCACTATTGTTAACCTGACCGCTAAGCCATACCAGCGTCAGATGTTAATTGCCACCCCACGTTTGTACAAGACGTTGCATGCCGGTGAGTTTTCACCTCAGGGTCCATTGACTCGTAATTACTGGGCGTTAAGTCGCACAGGGCAAAAGCAACAGACTGTGTACAACCTCATGGCAGTTAAGGGTCGCGATCTTGCAGAAGATTGGGCACTTAACGAAGCCGAAGTTGAAGGAGCACTTGTTAATTTCAAACCGTTCGAGCGTTCTGAAATCCGCGAGGATTCGCACGCAGCACTTCTTGAAATTGCAGAGAGCCTGCTTTAACTAAATAGGTGTCTAGGAGGTGCTGGATGATCCCCCCAGCACTTCCTAGGCTTTTAGGGGATAACTATGAATATAATTACAACCCAAGATCAATTAGATGAAGTGGTTGCTTACTACCTTGAACAAGATGCATTTGCTTACGATGTGGAAACAGTCGGAGAACGTAGAGGCGATACGCCTGTTAATGAAGTACTCTGGATTAGTCTTTCTACTCACGGTCGTTGCGATGTCATTCCTATGGGTCATCCTAATGGCGACCTTGTGGATACGCTCTATCCTTTAACTGGCCAAGGAGAAAAACGCGTAGAGCAAGGGTTGCAAGCTAGGCCCAGTGATTACTCACGAGATTCTAAAAAAGCAACAAAAGTTTTTGCTGAACCACCGACACAGTTATTTCCAGCAGAGGTTTTTACTTCCCTTAAACCTCTTATGTTTAACGACAAAATTCTAAAAATAGGTCACAACTTGGTATTTGATTTAACTTCAGTGGCTAAATATTACGGTGGCAATTATCCTGTAGGCCCTTACTTTGACACCATGATTGCCTCTTTTCTTTATGATAATAGAAACAAAAATAATTGCGGTTTAGCAGCGTGTTTAAAGCGCGAGTTAGGCTTTGAGATGGAAAAGGGCGTTGGGGCAGAGGTGGAAAAATATTCATTTACCGAGGTTGCTAATTACGCTTACCTTGACGCTAAATACACATTTCTTTTATGGAAAATCCTTATAGGTAAATTAGAAGAAAATAAAGTAACAAACGTTATGAAACTTGAGATGGATGTTCTAAAGGTTCTTTGCGATATGAAATTGTCCGGAGCACCAATTGACATGGAAGCGTTAGAAGAATTAGACGAGACTTTAAAGGCTGATATTGAAACAGCCAAAGCTGAAATTTATAAAATTGCTGGAAAACAATTTAACCTTAACTCAAACCCAGAAAAACAACAGATCCTTTACGGTTCTAAATCAGAGGGTGGTAGAGGACTTAAGTCAAAGATAACTACCGCTAAAGGCGGAGATTCCGTATCTGCTGAGGCTTTAGAAGCCCATAGGGGAAGCGACCCGCTAGTAGACGCTTTGCTTACTTATTCAGATTTAAATAAACTACATACAACTTACGTGGTGCCTTATCTAGGTGGAGAGGTAACCCGTACTACTGGAGGTAAAGTAAAACGTGAGCACAAAAATAGTTTACTCATCAACGGCCACATACACGGAGATTTCATTCAGCATGGTGCAGAGACTGGCCGATTCTCAAGTCGTAACCCAAACTTACAAAACGTCCCAGCTCCGCATACAACGCACGGAAAATCCATCAGAAATTTATTCAAAGCGCCAGAAGGTTACAAACTAGTTGTAGCCGATTACTCACAGATTGAACCGCGAGTTATTGCTTCATTTTCAAAAGACCCAATTATGATGCAAAACTACATGGACGGCGGAGATATTTACACAACGGTTGGTAATGAAATGGGAGTAGACCGTAAGGCTGGCAAGGTTCTTGTTCTTGCAATGTCATACGGTGTTGGTCCCGACAAGATTGCTCGTTCAATTGATTGCACAAAACAAGAGGCCAGAGATCTTCTTGACCGATTTTCTGAGCGGTTTCCCTCCATTAACTCTTACAAATTTAAAGTCCTTGTATCTACTAGGAAACTTGGTGACAAAGAAAAGCCCGTTCCTTATGTAACAACTATCATGGGAAGACGTCGGTATTTGCCAGAAATGAACTCAGCAGATAAGTACGATAGGGCTGGTGCGGAACGCCAGGCGTTTAATACCAAGATCCAAGGATCGGCTGCGGACATCATTAAACTAGCCATGGTTCGAGCCCATGCACTAATCCCCAAAGGGGCTAAACTAATACTTACAGTTCACGATGAACTAGTGACCTTGACCCCCGACGCTTTAGTTGAGGAGACGGAGAACGCCATTAAAGAAGCAATGGAAGGTATTCAGATGTTGGATGTTCCATTGATTGCTGACGTTAAGACCGTTCAGCGATGGGGAGAGGCCAAATGACATGGAAATTTTGGAAAAAAGAAAAACCACACCCAGAACATGGAATAACAGAAATTCCTTTGAATGCTTTAGCAAGATGGTATTTCTATGATGCTGGACTTGAAGAGCCAAACGTTTTGTCTGAGTCCGCGGGCATGGTTCCCGTCAGCGAAGAGGGTAATTATTTAGAAGAAGAAGCAAGTGATCTTCGGCTTTCTCGCGTACTTCCTTTAATGCCATTTTTAGAAACTATTACGGATATAAATGCACAATCAATAGCTAACCTTCAATTTGATCATTATGTTGAAACTAACCAAATTGATGAGGAAACTCTTAAGAGTGAACGCGAACATATTGAAGAGATGTACCGCCAGGTAGGGTACTCAGCCTTAGTCTCGGCTTTTGCATCCGCGTTAGAATTAGGTATTATTAGCACCAACGCAATCAGAGGAGAACTACGTGAGCACTAATTGGTGGGCAAATAAACTTGCAGGACAGGCACCACAGTCACCGCAACCAAGACAAGAGATGCCTTTACCTCCGTCGCAGATCCCAATGGCGTACACACCACCGTCTCAACCACAACAAGGCGCTCGCCCAACAGCATCAGCAAATGCATCAAGATGCCCCGGTTGCGGAAGTGGAAACTACGGATCAA